CAACAACAGCCAAAAATTTGATTCATGCGTTGAACAAGAGTGAAAAATGGTCTTTTCAAAGATATGGCCGATGGAAGCCAAGCAACACAATGGATGAATCTTTTTTAAAAAACTCAAGAAGTCATGTTAAGACAGCTACATTTAGATATATTAAATAGAAAGAGCAAGGGAGGAGGATGGATTGGCTAGAGCAAGGTACAAAGAGTATTTAACAAAAGATGGATTGCTTGAATTGGAGTCATGGGCAAGAGATGGACTTACTGATGAACAGATAGCTAACAATATTGGTATAGCTCGTACCACTTTGTATGATTGGAAGAATAAGTATAAGGACATTGCCGACGCTTTAAAAAAGGGTAAGCGACCTGTAGACGTTGAAGTGGAGAATACTTTGCTTAGAGTTATTCATGGATACGAGTACGAGGAGAAAGATGAGTGGATAGAAATAGACGAGTCTGGTCGGAAACGAAAAAAAGTTATTCGCAAGACGAGATATGCTAAGCCAGACACAACAGCGATTATATTCTGGTTGAAAGCTCGCAAGCCGGATATTTGGCGTGGCATGACGAAAGAATTCAAAGAGAAACTGAAAGCCGAGACGGAACACCTCAAAGCAGATACAAAACTTAAGCAGCATGAAGCGAAAGTGCTGGATGAGGAAGTAGCTGGTGGCGATCAAGTGTTCTTTATCGATTCTTCAGAAGAAATGGAGGCGTGGTTGCGTGAGCATCATACTGAACAAACTGAGCGAGAAGATTAATCCGACGTTCTTTCAAGTGTATTTGAGCGATAAACCGAATAAATTACTCAAAGGCGGTCGTTCTGGTACGAAATCAAGTGCAATTAGTCAGATACTCGTCGAGAAGATGCATAGATATCCGCAAGCGAATGTGATATGTTTCCGTCAAAAAGCTAATTCGTTACGTATGAGTGTGTATAATCAGATTGTTTGGGCTTTGCAAGAAGCGGGTGTAAGTAACGAGTATAAGTTCCGAAACAACCCGATGACAATATTGCATAAGAGAACAAATACTGGCTTTTATTTTATGGGAATGGATGATCCGCAAAAGGTAAAGGGTATTAAGATTGAGAATGGTTATTTAACTGATTTGTGGTTTGAGGAAGCTGATGCGTTGAGAGACCATTCGGAAATAGATACTGTTCAAGATACGTTTATCCGTGAAGATTTGCCGAACGGAGAGCTAGTCAATACGTGGGTTAGCTACAACCCGCCGAGAAATCAGTATCATTGGATTAATGATTGGTCGGAGATGCTGCGCTATGATGATAACTGGTTGGTGCATCACTCAACTTATTTAGATGATTTGCGAGGATATAACAGTCCACAAATCATTAAGAAGATTGAGAACTATAAGAAGCACGACTATGAGTACTATCGTTGGCAGTATCTTGGAGAGATTATCGGACTTGGTTCGAATGTTTATAATGCGGACACCATTCAATTGATTGAAGAGCTGCCGAATGATCCGATTGTTGATGTATGTTTAGCATCTGATACTGGACACCAGACGTCAGCGACAGCAGTGAGTGCATTCGGCATAACAGCTGGTGGGAAAGTAATTCTATTAGATACGTACTACTACGAACCAGCTGGGAAACGACTTAAAAAAGCACCGAGTGAGCTATCAGAAGATATATTTAATTTTGAGCAGTCGCTGGATTATCATATTTACAAGCGTACGATAGATTCAGCAGAGGGGGCGCTGCGTAATCAGTACCGTAAAGATTACAACATCGGCTGGCATCCTGTTGCAAAACAGAAAAAGCATATTATGATTGACTACACACATGATTTACTAGCGCAGGGGCGGTTCTACATACTGAACAATGATAATAATCAGGTATTCTTAGAGCAATTACGGCGTTATGAATGGGATGAGGACACTGTGACCGATGACAATCCTAAACCGCTGAAGGTGGATGATCACTGTTGCGATGTGTTTCAGTATTTTGTAACGGACAACTTGCGACGTCTTAACTTGAAACGGTAGGTGATGAGATGTTTGAGCGAATAAAAGGATGGGTGAAAGGAGTTGGACGAGCATTGGGATTAATTGACAATATAAATAAGCTGCGTGAACATAAAAACATAAATGCAGACGAGCTTGAATATGATCGCATAGACTTTAATAAACGATTGTACGGCGGATACGTACAAGAATGGCATGACCTGGAGTATCAAGGAACGATTGAGAAGATTAAACGTAAGCAACGGACTTTGAACATACCAAAAGTGTTAGCGAAGAAACTGGCTAAATTGACGTTTAACGAAGGTGTTCAGATATCCATTGGCGAAGACACCGGAAAAGAAGCGCAGTGGGATTTAATCAAAGACGTTGTTACATCTAATCGGTTCATTCGTGAGTTCCAGCGATACTTAGAGTATATGTTTGCAATGGGCGGTGTTGCTGTTGAAGTTTATTTAGATGGCGACGAACCGAAGATTGCCTATGCAACAGCTGATGCATTCTTTGCACTGTCGCAAGATACGGAGCAAGTGGATGAAGCTGTCATTGCAAATCAAGAAAAAGTTGATGGGCGTTATTATACGCTGCTCAAATGGCACGAGTGGGGTGAGTTCGAGAACGGGCACAACTATAAGATAACAAACGAATTATATGAATCGGGCAACAAGGATGTTATTGGCGATAAAGTACGATTGAGTAAGCTCTATGATGATATGGAGCCGGTCAGTCTATTTACGCTGGAACATCCACTATTTGTGTATTTCAAGCCGAATGAAGCGAACAATAAGAACATTACAAGCCCGCTCGGCATATCGGTGTTTGAGAACTGTCAAGATACAATCAGAATGCTAGACGTTATGTACGATTTCTGGTGGAACGAGTTTCGATTGGGTAAGCGACGAGTGGCTGTTCCGGAATACTTAGTAAAGACTCAATTCAATGCGCAAGGGAAGCCTTATGTCACGTTTGATGACTCGGAAGAATTGTTCGTTGCATTGAACAGTGCAGAAATGGACGACATGGAGATGAAAGATTTAACGGTTGATCTGCGAGTTGGTCAGATTGTGGAGTCTATCCAGTCGTTGCTTGATGTATTAGCAATGCAAGTCGGTTTATCGCCAGGAACATTCACGTTCCAAAGCGGAGGAGTTAAAACAGCCACACAAGTAGTTGCTGAGAACTCTGAAACATTCCAGACCCGTTCAAGTCACTTAAGTATTATCGAAGACGGATTGAAAGACTTAATCATGAGTATATATGAAGTTGCAACGCTCGATATGCAGGTTAGTGAACCGCTAGAGAGAAGCGATATTTCTATCGATTTCAACGACGGTGTGTTTGATGATAATCAGTCTCGTCTGAATTATTGGCGAGATGGTTATAAAGCTGGATTAGTTCCTCGAGAAAAAGCAATCGAGAGAGCATTCAACTTATCAAGTGAAGAGGCTCGCGAATGGGCTGAACAGTTACAAGCAGATACTCAACAGAATGTATTAAACAGACAACAAGCAGCTGCGCAAGCTGAATTAGGGATTGAGCGCTAATGAATGATATTTATTTGGTGATACAATGGACGATTATGCGTGAAATGATACAACTACTGGAAACAGATGGCTCTGAAAATGTAGAAGAGTGGGCAGTCGAGCGTAAACGGCGGTTTGAAGAGTTAAATAGCTTTGTAATTAGTGTACTGGGGTACAATCGCCCTAATATTATTCGAAGTATCCAAGACTCGATAGATGAAGCGCAAGATATAATAGCCACCCACTTAAAGCAACAATGGGATATCGAGATGGATCGCGGGGAAGGGCAAGCACAACAAGTCGCTGATTATCTTAATCGCGACGTAATGCGGGCCTTATACTCCACCACAGCTAGAAAAGGCACAGTTCAAATGGCTTATGAGCAAATAATAGATGACGTTCAGACTCAATATAAAGACGATAGCGACATTATGACGCTTCTGGCACTTATCATACCCGATATCTTAGAAAATGGATTCTACAGTGGGTATGTTCAATCTGATGGAGTGCGCTGGCGGATGGATAGAGTGGTCCAATCGATTTATCAGCATATTTTTGCAGATGCTTTTAGTTTTGGATTTGGTCAGTTGACTAGTCACGGAGTCGAGCTAGTTCGAGTGAATGCATTCAACGAGCCACGAGATGCTTGTTCAAAGTTGCAAGCAAGTGGCGTTATATGTATAGCTAAGCGAGACAAAGCAAGTCAAGAGGCGTTACGATATCCAAATATATGGGACGATGAGCATCGTTACTTAGAAATGGGTGGACATCACGGAGCGGACGGTAATTGTCGGCACGTCTGGCACAGCGTGGATAGTGACGGTTCATTAGTTGATATATGGCAGTCGGTAGATAAACAACGTCGGATGTTGGAAGCTGGTCGGGCGAGATTAGACCAGTTGTTAGATCAATATATTGGTTAGGGGGTGTTAATGATGAGTGAAAGAATATCCAGAGGGAAGATAAACGCAGAAAAAGTGCAACTTCGTAATTTGACGATTGAGTTAACGAGTGGTCTTACTAGAATTAAGAGTGAAATTAGCAAGTTAAAAGGGGAAGTGCACCTTTCGAGTGGCATCATTAGTGAATTAAGAGCTGAAAATGAACGTTTGAAAAAAGATATTAGTATACTTTGGAACAAGATTAGAGAATTGGAAAATAAAAGATAAACTATATGACCAGTGTGTGGAAGTCGTTAAAAGCTACACAGTCGGTTGAGCGCGTAATAGCTCTGTACCTATCGTGGTCGTAGCCACGTTAAAATTTCGAAGGGGGAAATTATAGTGAAACGAGAAGAATTGCAAGGGTTAGGTTTGGAATCCAGTCAAATTAATGCGGTAATGGGGATGCACGGATCAGTCGTCAATGACTTAAACGATCGAGTGCGCACGTTAGAAAAAGAATCAGAGCAATTAAAGGAACGAAATCAGTCGTATGCAGATGAAATCAAGTCGCTGAAGGAAAATTCAAGCGATGAAGAACTTAAAGCGAAGTTAGAGGAAGCGGAGAAGCGGCAGGAATCTATGAAGCAAGAACATGAACAAGAGAAACACGACTTAAATCGTAAACATAAAATTGAACTAGCTGTTAAATCACTTGGCGTCAATGATGAAAAATACATCGCGGATAAATTAAGTGATTTAGAGTTGAAAGATGGCGAGTTAGTCAACTTTGAAGAGCGTGCGAATGAATTAAAAGAGGAGCATCCATTATTGTTCAAGGATGAAGAGCCGAAACCGGCAAAGAAATGGTCGCAAGGTGGAACGAGCACTATTAATCAATCGCCGATGAGCATATCGGAGATTATGCAAGTGAAGGATCCAAGCGAGCGACAGAAATTGATAGCAGAAAACCGTGATAAATTTTAAAAGGAGAGAGTAAATTATGGCAACACAAAATTACCCAGAGAACAACTTGCAGAACACACTATCGCTACAAAACTTAGAGGCGAAGTCAATTGACTATACTTACCGCTTTAGCGAGAACTTCTCAAAGTTCATTGAAGCGTTAGGAATTACACGTCAAATCCCGGTGCAGGACGGGTTTACAATCAAAATGTACAAAGCACCAGAAGTTGAATTAGCTGACGGAGAAGTGGGCGAGGGAGAACTAATCCCACTGTCAAAAGTAACACCACAAGTTCACGAAACAAAAGAAGTGAAACTTAAAAAATTCCGTAAGGTAACAACGATTGAAGCTATTCAAAAGTACGGAGCGGATGAAGCTGTTAACCGTACAGATGAAGCAATCGTAAAAGAAGTTCAACGCGGTATTCGTGATGACTTGTTCGAGGTGATCACCGGTGGAGAAGAAAAGACAAACTTAAAAGCTGGTACGCTTCAAGGTGCACTAGCAACCGCATGGGGAACACTTGAGACATTATTTGAAGATGATGACATTCAAGTTGTGGCGTTCGTTCATCCAATGGACATCGCACAACAAATTGCAGATAAGAACTTGACTCTTGAGACTCAGTTCGGTCTGCGCTACTACACGACCGTAACAGGAACAATCGTGTTTAGTTCTACGCGTGTGCCAAAAGGAACAGTGTGTGCGACTGCTGCGGATAACATCCAAATCGCGTATATTCCAAATAACTCCGCTGGTTTCAGTGCGTTCAACATGGTTGGGGACCGCTTTGGATA